AGAACTCACGGATGTCAATGTTCGTGAACGTGTATACAAACAACAAATGATGCAAATCGAGGATGAATTAACTCCTTTTGGATTTGTAGACAATGGTTTTGAAGAAAACTTGTTTGTTGCTGATAATACCGTATGGTCAACCGACCAAAATTTGCCATGGAAACAAGATATAGATTCATAAACTTATAAATATTTTCAACTGTCTTTTACAAAATTAGACTGATAAAAGTCTTTTGAAATAAACATATCATAGGAGATAAACATGGCATTTCAACTTTCGCCAGGCGTTTTAGTCGTTGAAAAGGACTTGACCAATGTTGTTCCCGCAGTTGCCACATCAATCGGTGGCTTTGTAGGAGAATTTCAATGGGGTCCTGTTCTCGAACCAGTAACAATCAGCTCAGAAATTGAACTTGTGAAAACATTTGGTAAGCCAAATGACACAACAGCAACAAGTTTCTTCTCAGCTGCCAATTTCTTAAGCTACTCAAATAATCTCAAGGTTGTTCGTGTAGTTGGCACAGCAGCACGAAATGCTGTATCTTCAGGTACCGCTGTTGCCATCAACAATGAAGAAGCCTGGGAAGCCAGTTATTCAGCAGGTGAAGCCAACGTAGGATATTTTGCTGCCAAGTACCCAGGTGCTTTGGGCAACTCATTGAAAGTATCCATGGCTGACAATTCAGCAGGTGCTTTCGCAGGTTGGGCATATGCATCACAATTCGATTACACACCAGGCACTTCTGATTATGTAAGTGCATTGAATGGTTCAAATGATGAACTACATCTTGTCGTGGTTGACGAAGATGGATTGATTTCAGGAACACCCGGCACCATTCTAGAAAAGTATACAGGCATTTCCAAGGCTTCAGATGCCAAGACCCCACAAGGTGCTGCCAACTACTGGAAGACGGTGCTTGAAGGTTCACAATACATCTGGTGGATGGATAACCCAGCTGGTACCAACTGGGGTAGCACATCAGCAGGTATCACATTTGATGGTCTAGGAACTCACACAGTTTCATTAACTGGTGGTGTTTCAGCATCACCTTCTACCGGCAATGTTCAAACAGGTTATGATGAATTTGCCAATGCTGAATTGATTGATGTCAATCTTTTGGTGATGGGTCCACATGGTGCCACTGTGGCAAATAGTGCCATCGCCATTGCCGAAGATAGAAAGGATTGCATGGTGTTCGTTTCACCTGAACTTGCCGATGTATACAACAATGCCGGTGATGAAGCCACTGATGTTGTGGCATTCCGTAATACATTGACATCTTCATCATATGCCGTTCTTGACTCAGGTTGGAAATATCAATACGACAAGTATGCCGACAAGTATCGTTGGATTCCATTGAATGCCGACATTGCCGGATTGTGCGCACGTACAGACACCATTGCTGATCCTTGGTTCTCACCAGGCGGCTTGAATCGTGGTCAAATTCGTAACGTTGTGAAGTTGGCATATTCACCCGATAAGACGGACCGTGACACATTGTACAAGTCAGGTGTCAACCCTGTGGTGTCATTCCCAGGTGAAGGTACCGTGTTGTATGGTGACAAGACCCTTCAATCCAAGCCATCAGCTTTCGATAGAATCAATGTTCGTCGTTTGTTCATCGTACTAGAAAAGGCAATTGCCACAGCAGCCAAGTATCAATTGTTTGAATTCAATGACGCCTTCACACGTGCACAATTCCGTAACTTGGTGGAACCATTCCTTCGTGACATCAAGGGTCGTCGTGGTGTTTATGACTTCCGCGTAATTTGTGATGAAACAAACAACACAGGTGAAGTGATTGACCAAAATCAATTCGTGGCTGACATCTACATCAAGCCAGCACGTTCCATCAACTTCATCACATTGAACTTCATTGCCACACGTACTGGTGTCGCCTTTGAAGAAATCGTTGGCGCCTAATCTAAATAACTTCTAGGAGAAGAACACATGGATATTTCACAATTTAAGAATAAGTTAGGCGCAGGTGGTGCTCGTCCAAACCAATTTCTCGTGACTCTTACTTTCCCTGCTGCTGTTGGCGCAGGCGCCAGTGATGATTCACTACTAGTAACATCTGCCGCTCTTCCAGCATCAAATGTTAACCCAACCATCGTTCAATATCGTGGTCGTGAAGTGAAGATGGCTGGTGAACGCACATTTGATCCATGGACCATAACCGTGTTGAATGATACATCAATGAAGATGCGTCAATATTTCGAACGTTGGTCCAATCTCATGAACAATCGTGTAGACAACGGCGGTTCATTGGCTCCCGCTACATATATGTGTGACCTTGAAGTATCACAACTTGACCGCAATGATGCTGTCATTCGCACATATAAAATCTTCAACTCATTCCCAATTACCGTTTCAGAAGTGGCATTGGCCTACTCAGCAAACGATGTGATTTCAGAATTCAATGTGACGTTCCAATACTCACATTTTGAAGTAACACCTGTTTAATCTTATAACTAGGTAAGACATATTATGGATATTTTTGGGTACACCATTAAGCGGAAGGAACCGGCACCAACAGAACGTTCGTTTGTGCCTCCTTCCGACGAAGGGGCACTTGATACCATCAAGGCGGGTGGGTACTATGGTACCTATCTTGACTTGGAAGGTGCCGCTAAAAATGAATCAGAACAAATCAAACGATATCGTGACATTTCATTAATGGCAGATGTTGATGCCGCCATTGATGATGTGGTAAATGAAGCCATTGCCAATCTTGATAATGAACCACCTGTGACATTGGATTTAAAGAATGTCAAGGTGTCATCTAGCATCAAGAAGAACATCGAGCAAGAATTTGAAAACATTCTTGACATGATGCAATTTAAAAACAAAGCACAAGATTATTTTCGTCGTTGGTACATTGATGGTCGGGTTTATTTCCATAAAGTCATTGACACAGCAAAACCCAAGCAAGGGTTAACTGATGTTCGATACATTGACCCACGAAAAATTAAAAAAGTTCGCAACGTCATCAAAGAAAAAGAACCCAAGACTGGTGTTGAATTTGTAAAGAGTACTGAAGAATTTTTCTTGTATAATGAAAAGGGTATGCACATGACCCAAAACATCTCAGCATCCACCAATGTGCAAGGATTGAAAATCACGAAAGATGCCATTTGTTATGTGCCATCAGGGTTGTTTGATGTAGATAATCAAATGGTTCTTAGCTATTTACATAAAGCCATCAAGCCTGCCAATCAGTTGCGTATGATGGAAAATGCTCTGGTCATTTATCGTTTGGCTAGAGCACCAGAAAGAAGAATTTTCTATATTGATGTCGGTAACTTACCCAAGTTAAAGGCAGAACAATATCTTAAAGATATCATGAATCGCTATCGTAACAAGTTGGTGTATGATGCCAACACAGGCGAGATTCGTGATGATAAAAAGACGATGAGCATGTTGGAAGATTTCTGGTTGCCTCGTCGTGAAGGTGGAAAGGGGACGGAAATTTCCACTCTTCCTGGAGGACAAAATCTCGGTGAAATTGCCGATATTGAATATTTCCAACGCAAGTTGTATCAAGCATTAAATGTTCCCATTTCACGTTTGCAACAACAAGCAGGATTGAACTTTGGTCGTGCAGCAGAAATTACTCGTGATGAATTGAAGTTCACAAAGTTTGTAGGTAAGCTTCGCCGTCAATTCAGTTTAATGTTTGCCGATTTATTGAAAACACAATTGATATTGAAGGGCATCATCACTGAACAAGATTGGGTACAAATGGCAGATGATGTGGAATATGTGTTTGCCCAAGATGCCTACTACACAGAAAGCAAAGAACAAGAAATACTTCGTTCACGTGTGGAATTGATAGCTCAAGTGGATCCATATCTAAACAAATATGTGAGCAAGTCATATATTCAAAAGAAGATTATGCGTTTGTCTGAAGAAGAAATTTCCGATATGGATTCAGAAATGAAAGCTGATTTAGCTGCAAATCCTCCCATCGAATCTACAGAACCTCCTACTCAATAACAGAGGAATAACATATGTCAGACCTTAATGAAAATGTTTTGGATTTAATTGATAAGATTGACAGCAATGATAACATTGAAGCTGAAAATCTATTCAACAACATTCTTCAAACAAAAATTGATGAACTTCTTGATGCAGCAAAAACGGAAGTGGCATCATCCATGTTCAATACACAAGAATGTGCCGATTGTGATGCAGAAGTAAATGAAGCCTTGAAGGGTGGTCAACATAAGATTGACATGAACAAAAATGGCAAGTTGGATGCCATGGATTTCAAGATGCTTCGTGGTAAGAAGAAAGGCATGAAGGAAGAAGTGGAATCTGTTGATGAAGCTTCATACTCAGCCAAGATGGCACGTGCTGGCAAGGACATTGGTAAGCCAGGCAAGATGTTCAGTAAGATTGCCGCCAAGGCAAGTCGCAAATATGGTAAAGAACGCGGCGCCAAGATTGCAGGTGCCGTATTAGCCAAATTACGCAAAAAGGGTAAGTAACATGGACGAAGCCAAAATGACGGATGCCGACATGGCACAGCGCGAAAAAATTGTGAAGTCCATGAAGAAAAACTTCAAAGATTTTCGCAGTCGTTATGGTGCTCGTGCAAAAGAAGTGATGTATGCCACAGCCACGAAGATGGCAATGAAGGAAGAAGAAACAATAGATGAAGCTTTGTTCTACAACCCTTCCCCAAGCCACAGCCCCAAGGCGAAAAATCCCAAAGAAAAAATGTCTAAGGAGCTTCGCAAGAAAATGAATTATTTTCGTAAAAAATATGGTGCTGAAGCAAAACCAAAAATGGCTATGAAGGAAGAAGAAACCATTGAAGAAAACAAATATAGTTTGCCAGCTGGTAGCATGAAACCTGAAAAGCCAGTTAAAGCAAAAAGCTATCTAGAAAAACGTTTTGGTCATTTAAAGCCAGGGCAATCTGCTTCATTGAAGGGTGATCCAAAGCAAGTGAAGAAAACCAATGAAGAAGCAGAAACAGTAGTGGAAGGAGAAGTGAAGAAGGCAAATAAAGAAAAAAAGAATGAATATGTAGCATCCATCATTCAAAAGAAACTTCATCCTTCTGTTCTTCCTTCCAAAGCATATGGTCGTCGTAAGTTGAAAGAAGCTGTCAAAGATGAAGCTGACAAGGGTGAATATGATTACGAAGGTGACATGGCCAAATCTTCACTTCGGACCATTGTTCGCAATGCACAAATGATGCATGATATGCTTGATGAAAACACCAATCTTCCAGAATGGGTGGCAAGCAAAATCACATTGGCAGAAGATTATCTAGTATCAGCAGCACAATATATGCAATCAGAAATGTCAGAAGAAGTAGAACTAGATGAAATTTCCAGTTACAAAGCTAGTAGAGCAGCAGATGCTTCTTGGCATATGAATACAAGAAATGGTCAACCAGTTGCTCAAGGTTATAAAAAACTCCGCCATGTAGATACCCATCCATATCCTGGAAAGGACGGTAAGTTGGGTAGCAAGAGTCGGGAAAAGTCAGAAAAGCAATATCAAAAATTTGCTGCTTATGCTAAAAAGAAAAAAGAAATGGGTGAATCCAATCTCACTCCATATAGAAATACAGAACTAGGAGTTCGTAGCACAAAGAAAGCTGGACTACCACGTATGTCCAATGCCAAACAATTCTGGCGCCCACCTGAAGGTTTCACAAAGAAGGGTATAGAAAAAGGTAAAGGCAAGGTTACAGTCCCTGTATATAAAAAGAAAAAGTAAACAAGAGGATATATAAATGGCATTAACAGTTTTAAAAAAGA